GGGCAGGTATCAACAAAGTTTACGCAAATGCATCAATGTTGGATGTGGGTACTTTGGTTGATTTCTGTTGTCGTCAACGTTTCGAAGTGTATTATTTAGCCCTGGATATTATTCAACGACCAGGATGTCATAAATTGTACGCGAACAACGGGTACATCGAAGTGTATAGACACCGAGGCTTATTGAAAGCCAGAATACACGTCATGGGCGAACCTATCAGCAATGTAGATATGACCTTGAAGAAACAAGGCTCCACCAGTTGGACAACTAAACAAGGGGCAGATTGGTATGCCAGCGAGGAAATCTCGCGAATACCTGTGGGGAACGAATTGTATCTTTGCCTTATCAAAACCGTCACGGGCAAGGTCGACAATAAAACTCTCCTGCAACCGAAAGATATCCGCAGCATGGAAGATATCTACAGCTTCGAACACGATGCTCAACCTCACACCATCACCCCAGAGGTTACAGCAGCAGTCACGGACTACATGTGCAGCTTGGGACGAGATAATTCTAGTCCATACGGCAGTATAACAGCATGTTACAACTACTGCCGAGCCGTGATAAAAGCAAATGCTCATCCAGACATGATCCGCAGAGCTTATCTGGCAGAATGGAAAATGAGGCGAGATCTCGTGCGTGAGACAGAGACCGGTTCGGTTTATGAAGGTCACTTCGCTGCACGCTACTTCTTAGAGTATCTGGATAAACGAGGTCACCTGTATACCGCGTATGATAGTTGCTTATTTTTAGTGGGGTTAACTTCTTTCTTATACACCATTATGACAGGCGACCAACGAGCATTGATGGGATTTTGTTTATCTATCCTGATGTTTACAGTCCCTACCTTACTATCACTGCTGAGTTTATTGTTCGGATTCTTTATGATAGGGCCGCTAGCCTATGCACCTAGTGTTATTCTTCTGTATCGACAATGGAAGATTTACAAGACAGTTCAAGTAGCGGGTAAAGGGACTGCTCTCGCAGGTAATGCATTCCTAGCACTCCTTTTCTTTATCGCAGTTATAGCATCCATGCTGGTATATACTCCAAACCTCGTATACCTCACTCAAGGTCAGATCTTAGATGTTTATGTGAACATATTTTGGACACATGTAGCCATGTTTGTATTCTTATTATTAGTATTCTTACTAGAGTATACAAACAGTCGTCACTGGCGTATCAGGTTCAGTTTGTTCCTGGTTGTGAACGTTAGTACATTCATCCTAAGTCTGAATTTCGAAGACATACTAGTGAGATATGGATACGTCGAGGCCCATAAATATCTTCCAGGAACTGTAACTCACGATTACAAATTAAGCATTCTTGTCATCTTGTTCCAGACAATACTTTGTTTACCTCTACTGAGTGTACTTACCTCTATACTCCGTCTTGCTTCTAAGATTCTGCCTTTCATCCATTTCATGATAGTCGCTTACTTTTGTGTACTCATAGCCCAATTCCACGAATCATTAGCTGATACTTTTTGGGCTGATTACATGATGTATTCAGCAGGAGCATGTGTCCTCTTTTGCTTGATCATGCTTGGAGTACAACGGTCATTTTTTAACAACGTGGACGTTATAATGGGTGGAGTGGCCGAAAGGACCCCATATGTGAATATCCAGAAACACCAGCTGGAAGAACTGAGGTCTTGTGATCTAGCAAAAAGCAGGGCTTTAAAAGATATTAAGTTCACATGGGGAGGAAAGGAGATAACGAAGAACCAATGGGTAGGAGAACTAGAAAAACTTCCATCAAGGGAGTATCACGAGGGAGGTTATAGTGACCTCCTAGGCAAGGATGAGGAATACCACGCTCCTCCTATGCCTAAGGCAAACCCTATAGACGTGGCATGGGCATTACTGCTTCGGCAGCTAGGTGGGAGTCTGCACCCAGACAAGAATGTAGACCTGAAAATGGACGTCAAAGGCTTTATTGATGAATATAAGCAAGCTAGAATTGGTCACGACTTGTTGACTTTTTCAGACTACTTAAAAGGGGTCGAGCCTCGTAAGCGCAAGTTGTATACACGAGGTTGGCTAGACTTCCAGAAAACTCCTTATCTACCCAATTCATACCCATGCATGGGTAAAGAACAAGAGAAACAGTACCGTTTCAGCCAAAAATGGTCAAGCCATGATGAGGACGTTAAAACTAAATCGCGCTTGATTTTCAACCCTAGTAATCGTACGAAAGCGGTTGTAGGGTATGTCTGCAAGAATTACCTGGACATCATGAAAAAAGGTAAGTATTACGGGCAACAAATGGCTTTAGGTATGAACATGGAAACCCTGGCCGACCGTATGCTACAAAAATGGCGGGACATCGAAGCCAAGTACGGAGTGTGTAAAGCCATATCATGGGACGGGCACCAACACGACTCCCACCAGTGGATAGAACTACTGCGCGAAGTCGATTTCGTTATGATCCGCGAGTTGTGGCCCGGACTCTGCGCAGATCTCGGATTTACGGCTCATCAAACAAAGCTGATAATTGAATCAGCAGTCGCAGAAAAGTCAAAATTTAAGATGACAATCCCTATAAAGTGTATCAACAAGAATTGGGCACCTCCCACAGTTATCGGAGAGATTGAAGGGTTGGTATATTCAGGCCGCCCGGAAAGAACAAGCACTGGCAACACCAAACGCATGATCATGTTAATCAACGCAATATGCGATAAGGCCGGTATACCTAAGGATGCGCGGTTCCTTTTCCAAGCTGGTGACGACACTTACTTGTTGATTGCAAGTCAGTATATTGATGCATTCATGTCGGTTTTTTGGACCATTTACGGCAAAGAGGGTCAGACGGGTAAACACGGATGGGGACAAATCGCGAAGTACGTCAAGGTCCATACAGATACCGTAGACTTCTTATCGAAAGACGGTTACATCAATGCGCGTTTCGGAGTCTATTTAGGCCGGAAAGTTGAACGAGTAGCCTTTACAGGATCCTATTCAGCTAAGATAGGGCGTAAACTTACTGTCCCGGAATTAAACTGGATTATAACCAATCAACTCAAATCTTGGGCATCTATAAATGACGGAGGACACGGCGTAATCTTATCCTATCGCGAAGCTCGATTGAGACATAGGCTCACAAAAAGAGCACAACGCATCAAGGATCTAGAACAGCGTTTCGACCATGCTCTGATACAAACTGTTCAACACGCTCCACTAGAACAATATATGTTACCTAGTTTGAATATACTACATCTCGTACTGATGGCAGTAGGCTATTCACCCGCAGTAGTAACGAGGTTCAGCGCATAGGTGTTATGCATCGGCTTCTTGATACAGTCAGGCCGTAAAAGAAAAGACTGGCGACAAATTGGAGTGACGGGTTGAATGGAAGCCCTTTCATCGTG